CCCACCATAACTCAGGACTACCAAATTTATCAAATGCAAGTAAGTCAGGCCTATTGGCATATTTTTTAGTAATTAAAAATTTTTGATCATTCACAGAAGATTCTACAGCAGGTAAATTCATATAATTTAGACCTGTATAAAACGACATATTCTGTGCGTCTTTTAGAAAACTGTTTTTGTTATATACTGCCATTAAATAAATCCTATATTTCCGCCTTTTCTCATTTGATCAAGATCAAAAAGTCTTCTCTGTCTTCGAGGTGAATACTGAGGCATCAGTGTTACTGTGAATTGTATATCTGTCGGTACATAAGTTACTCCAGCGGCCTTCCCAGCATCATTTGTTGTAGTGCTTTCTCCCTCTTCTGATTGTGAAGTAGTTTGTGTTTTAAACGCACTAACAAATGTTTCCCCAGTTTCAATAATATTATGTTCTACTGGTATGTAATCCACATTATTTTCGTAAATAAAGTTGACATCGTTTACAACTACTGGTACTCTATCGTATCCGTGTGGTCCTAAATAACTAAATTCTAGAACAGGAGGCGGAGCACCAAACTTTCCAGATCTAACAGCCGCTTCACCAAAATTTGCTTTTGTTGACAATTTTAAGAAATGCATCATTGCTAATAAATATTTTGCTTCTTCTTGTGTAGTTACTGTATACTGTGCCTGTACAGGCAATGTAGGAGGAGAACTCATCATAAAAGTATGCAACGGGTAATTAGTCCCCTGAAACTGCTGTGTATCATATGTAGCACTATAGGCTATGAACATACTTGGTTGATACTGGAAGACAATTCCGCGGTCGGCCTTAAGGGGTCTCATAATATCTTTGGCTCCCATTTCATCTGGAAAGAAACTCTCTTTATTGGCTCGCATAACCTGAAGCCGTGCTCTCCAATCTATGTCTAGATTTTTATTTCTTCCTAAGTCTGTATTTGCCATATAGTCTCCTGATATACAATGTATTTATCGATATCAATAAACTAGCCGTTATTGGCCAGAATTGGATAATTATACTTGACACTAGAAAAAATTAATGTATAATAAAGGTTAATTATAAGGAGACACAATGGTCGCAAAAGTTAAATACTTGAACAATAAAGATTTACTTAAACAAATACATCTAAGCAAGATGTCTTTTTGTTGGGTTAAATCACCGCAATATGATTATCCAGACATTATTATTGATTTAGAAGATGAAATTACTGATGCAGTGATACTCGAAGCAAAACAAAACAAAGCAGGAAAGATGAAGGACTTTGCTTATAAAAAAGCAGTCGAAGGTTACGAAGGACCTGCAAATAAAAAGCCTAGACAAAAAGACTTTTTAGTTGATATTGAAGATATTGCTGACGAAGACGTGGTAATAAGACAAATGACTTATGAACATATTCCACTAGAACCGGGCAGAAAAAAGAATCCTAGAAACGAAGCAGAAACAAAAGCAAAAGTAAACTTTCCACCATTTAAGCATTATGGCTTGATAAACGGTACATGGGAAGAGGTTGCTAGGAGTCATTGGAAAGGCGGTCCTAAGAGTGGCAAGTTTTCTGTTGATCATGGTAGCATTACAAACGAGTTAGGAAAAATGTATCTTAAATTAGTTGACAGGTATAGTCAAAGATCCAATTGGAGAGGATATACTTATGTTGATGAAATGAGAGGTCAAGCATTATTACAACTTGCTATGATTGGTTTGCAATTTAATGAAGCAAAATCAGACAATCCATTTGCTTATTATACTGCCGCTGTAAATAACAGTTTCACAAGAGTGTTAAACATAGAAAAGAAAAATCAAAACATCAGAGACGATATATTAATTGACTCTGGGCACTTACCAAGTTATGGCAGACAGATTCAGCATGAAAATGAGATGAAGGCTTTGAGAGAAGAAACAAAGAATTCAGAATCGGATGCCTAAGTATGACAGACAATTTATTTGAAAAAGCAGTCGTCTTTACGGACATACATTACGGACTTAAATCTAATAGCCATCAACACTTAAAAGATTGTAATAATTTTGTTGACTGGTTTATTGCAGAGGCAAAAGTTCGTGGTGCCGAAACATGTTTCTTTTTAGGCGACTGGCATCACCATAGAGCAAGTGTAAATGTTGCAACACTTAATGCCAGTTGGAATGATCTAAAGAAACTCAACGACGCATTTGACAAAGTGTATTTTATTACAGGTAACCACGATTTATATTACAGAGACAAACGTGAACTCAATAGTATGGAGTTTGCTAGAGACTTAAACAACTTTGTAATGATAGATGAGTTGTTTGAAGAAGGCAACGTTGGTATTGTGCCTTGGTTAGTTGAAAACGAATACAAGAAAGTTGCTAAGATGACATGCAAATACATGTTTGGACATTTTGAATTACCTTTCTTTAAAATGAATGCAATGATTGAAATGCCCGATCATGGTGGTATCAATGCGTCTATGCTGAGAAACCCAGAGTATGTTTTTAGTGGCCATTTCCATAAAAGACAATATGATGAAAACATACATTACATTGGTAACGCATTTCCGCACAATTACGCAGACGCAGGTGACAATGACAGAGGTTACATGTATCTTGAATGGGACAAAGAACCAGTATATGTTAATTGGCCAGAGTGTCCTAAGTATGTTACTTGCGGACTTGTTGAATTAATCGATAATCCTGCAAAATATTTAGATGCATACACTTATGCTAGAATCAAATTAGACGTTGATATCAGTTATGAAGAAGCAACGTTTATCAAAGAAAACTTTATGGACAAATACAAGTGTAGAGAAATACAACTTGTACCTATTAAAGAAGTTGAAGAAGAATACGAAGCCGGCGAAATATCATTTGAAAGTGTTGAACAAATTGTTATCAGCCAATTACAAACTATAGAAAGTAATACAATTGACACAGAAAAGTTAATTGACATTTACCAAAATTTATAATATATGCTTAAACTAAAAAATATCAGTGTAAAGAATTTCATGAGTGTTGGAAACAACGTTCAAGGTGTACGTTTCGATGACAAGAACTTAACACTAGTACTAGGTAATAACTTAGACTTAGGTGGCGATGGTAGTAGAAATGGTACAGGTAAAACTACTATTATTAATGCACTCAGTTATGCACTTTATGGTGAAGCATTAACAAACATCAGACGTGATAATCTTATTAATAAGACTAACGGCAAAGGCATGATTGTTAGTGTCGACTTTGAACTAAACGGTGTTGACTATCGCATAGAAAGAGGCAGACGACCTAATGTGTTGCGTTTCTTTGTTAACGGCACGGAATCAGAAGATCAAGAGCAACAAGGCGACAGCAGAGAAACACAAAAACACATAGAAAAAATTATTGGCTTTAGTCATGAAATGTTCAAACACATTGTTGCACTAAACACATACACTGAACCTTTCTTAGGAATGAAAAATAACGATCAGCGAGACATGATCGAACAACTGCTTGGTATACAAGAATTATCAGAAAAAGCAGAAACACTCAAAGAAAGAATGAAGGATACCAGAGACAGTATCAAGGAAGAAGAAATTCGTATCAATGCTATCAAAGATGGCAACACTCGAATGGAAAAGAACATTAAGGAAATTGAAAGTCGCAGTATGGCTTGGGAAGCCAATAAGAAAACTAAACTTTCTGAAATGGCTGATGCATTAGAAGAATTAAATGAACTAGATGTAGATAACGAAATTGCAAAACACAACACACTAGTAGAAATCAAAGACCATGAAGCAAATTTAAATGTGTTAGTAAGCAATATAACTAACACAGAAAACAGTATTAAAAGAAGTAATACTAAACTGCAAACACTAGAAGCAAATCTAGTTAAAGCAAAAGAAGGCGTATGCCCTGCATGTGGGCAAGAAACAGCACATTTAGACACACATGAAGAATATACGGCCGATTTAAACACCGAAATAACAGAAGAAAAGACATATTACGACACACTTATCACTAAAGAAAAAGACTTAAAAAACGGCGTAGAAATGCTAGGACCGGTTCAAGAACGCCCTAAAACCTTCTATAGAACACTAGAAGAGGCCCTTACACATAGAAATAATGTAGACAACTTAATACAAAGTATTAAAGATAAGAATAACGAAGAGAATCCTTATGTTGAACAAATAGAATCTATGAAGGAAACAGGCATTCAAGAAGTCAGTTGGGACACTATAAATGAACTTACAGCATTAAAAGATCATCAAGAATTCTTATATAAATTGCTAACAAGTAAAGATAGTTTTATCCGTAGACGTATTATTGATCAAAACATTGCTTACTTGAATCACAGACTAGCACACTACTTAAATGCTATTGGCTTACCGCATGACGTTAAGTTTAACAGCGACCTTAGTGTAGAAATCACCGAGTATGGCAGAGACTTAGACTTTGATAATTTAAGTAGAGGTGAACGAAACAGACTTATACTGAGTTTGAGTTGGGCATTCAGAGACATATATGAAAGTCTTAATCACCCTATGAACTTCTTGTGTATTGACGAACTTATTGACAGTGGTTTAGATGGTGTAGGTGTTGAGAATGCATTAGGCATTCTCAAGAAAATGAGCAGAGAACAAAACAAAAACATTATGCTTATATCACACAGAGAAGAACTTAGTGGTAGAGTTAATGATGTGCTGTATGTGATCAAAGAAGGTGGTTTCACAAGTTACAACACAGACACAGAATATGTAGGAACTTAATGAGCAATTGGACCTATAACGGAGAAGTAGTAGACAACTTACCTGAAGATTGCGAAGCATTTGTATATCTAATTACCAATAACACAAATGACAAAAAGTATGTTGGCAAGAAACTAGCAAAGTTTAAAACAACAAAACCGCCGCTGAAAGGCAAAAAGAACAAACGCAGAGGTACCAAGGAATCAGATTGGCAAACTTATTGGGGCAGTTCAGACAATTTAAAAGAAGATGTAAAAGCACTAGGTGAAGATAAGTTTACTAGAGAGATTTTATACTTTTGTCCTAGCAGAGGCGTTGCTAGTTATTTAGAAGCAAGAGAGCAATTTGAAAGAAAAGTATTATTGCGTGATGACTATTATAATGGTATTATCAACGTTCGAGTAGGTGGTTCAAAAATCTTACGTGAAGGCGTTAAAGATTCACTCCATAATCCAGATACATAAACTCCATCTAGTACCAGAAATAACTTTGCTTACTTCATGTTCTGTATCACCAGGGAAAAGTATTCCGTCCCCTGCTTTTAGTTCTACAGGCTTATCCTCAATATAAAATATCCCGCCTTCAAACTCGTCATTGAGGGGAATACATATAGAGTACTTTGATAGATCTTTGTGTTTAGTACAAGTGTCATTTTTGTTATAATAATTAGCATAGAAAACATTATGCCTTGTTATTGTGTATGGTTCCGAATCTATACTTACTGGCTTGATCAAACTGCTAACATACCTCGCTAAATCCTGTGTTAATCGTAACCGGTGCGTATTAAATGTTTTATGTGTGTTATTCCAGTTGGTGTCAGTCCAGTAACCAGGTACCATTGTTAAACCCCCAGGGTTGGGAGATTCGTCTGGTAATTTGTTTATTACGTCAGTACACTGATCTTTAGTCAAAATATTAGTGATTATAAAATGCTCCATAAATTTATTTATAATTACAAATACTCAAAAAATGTTATATCCAACATTATAAAACGATAACTATTAACTGAACAAC